ACCGGGAACGCGACGGAGGCGGCAAGGCGCGCGGGGTATAGTAAGCGGACGGCGAGGTTTGCCGGGGCTGAGAACCTAACAAAACCTAACATCAAGGCTTATATTGACTCGCGCTTGAAAGAAATCGAAAGCAAGCGGACGGCGAGCGCGAAAGAGGTCATGGAATTTCTTACGTCCGTCATGCGCGGGGAGGAGAAGACGAAGCGCGTCACGAGGGAAGGGAAAGAGTACGTCGAGCTGCCGTCCCGTTTTGACCGGATGAAGGCGGCGGAGAATTTGATGAAACGGCTCGGGCTCGGCCTTTCTGACGTGGAGCTGGAAGAAAAGCGGGCGCACGCGCGGCAGATGGAGCGGGACGCCGACGAAAAGGAAAGCGAGGAAGGGGTGAGCATCATCGATGATACAGGTTAGGCTGTCGGAGGTGATTGCGCCGTCATTCTTCCCCGTCCATCGCGACGTGAAAGCGCATGGCCATACGTACTACATGCTCAAGGGCGGACGCGGCTCCATGAAGTCGTCTTACATATCGGCGGAAATCCCGCTGCTTATGATGAGAAATCCCGACGTGAACGCCGTCGTCCTTCGCAAGGTCGGCAACACGCTGCGCAATTCCGTATTCCAGCAGATGGAATGGGCGCTTTCCATGCTCGGCATCACGGGCAAATGGAAGCGCACCGTCTCCCCGATGGAGTTCACGCGCAAGGCGACGGGGCAAAAGATCCTTTTTCTCGGCGTCGACGATAAATCAAAGCTGAAATCCCTTAAAATGCCTCACGGCTACGTCGGCATCGTGTGGTATGAAGAGCTCGACCAATTCGCGGGTATGGAGGAAATCCGCAGCGTGAACCAGTCGCTCCTGCGCGGCGGGAAAACGTTTTGGTGTTTCTCCTCATACAACCCGCCGAAGAGCCGGGACAGCTGGGTAAACGAGGAAATGCTCCTCGATCAGCCTGACCGCCTCATCCATCATTCGACGTACCTTGACGCGCCCGCGGAATGGCTCGGCGAGCAATTTTTAGACGACGCGGAGCGGCTAAAGGAAAAGAATGAGGCCGCCTACCGGCACGAATATCTGGGCGAGGTCACCGGCACCGGCGGCAGCGTCTTTGAAAATGTGGAGGAGCGCGAGATTTCCGATGAAGAGATCTCAACCTTCGACGCGTTCCGATACGGTTTGGATTTCGGCTTCGCGGTGGATCCGCTGGCGTTTGTTTCCCTGGCGTACGACCGGAAACATGAGCGGCTGTACCTGATTGATGAAATCTACCAGCCGAAATTAACAAACCGGGAAGCGGCGCGGCGCATCGGGGCGAAGGCGCCCGCTTCCGCGACGATATGGGCCGACAGCGCGGAGCCAAAGAGCATCGCGGAGCTTCGCGAGCTCGGCTTGAAGGTTTTCGGTGTGAAGAAGGGCCCCGATTCCGTGGATTACGGCATCCGCTGGCTGCAATCGCTCGACAAAATCATCATAGATAAAAGGCGCTGTCCTAACGCGTATCGGGAATTCGTAAACTACGAATACGAACGCACGCGGGACGGCGCTTTCATTTCCGCCTATCCCGACAAGAACAACCACGCCATCGACGCCGTGCGCTACGGCATGAGAAACGACATGCGGACGGGCGGGCTTCGCGTTTTGAAATGGTAAGGAGAAACCGATGGACATTGAAGCGGCTAAGCGGCTGATCACGAAGTATGAAGGCCTGCATCAGCGGCGCGTCATGGATATTTTGAAGGCCTACGCGTATTACGCGGGCGACAACGACATCAAACACCGCCCACCGAAGAAATCCGGCTGCGGATGCGGGGATGAAGGGCCAAACGTCCTTCGCAACGCGGACAACCGCATCGCGTTTAACTTCCACTCCCTCCTCGTCAATCAGAAGGCCGCGTACATCTTCACCGCGCCGCCGCTTTTCGACGTGGGTGATAAAACGGCCAACGCGCGGATCGCGGAGATTTTGGGCGACGCGTACGCGAAAAAGGCGAAGGACCTTTGCGTGGAGGCGTCCAATTCCGGCTGCGGCTGGGTACACTACTGGAAGGACGAAGCGGGAAACTTCCAATGGGGCGTCGTCCCGTCCGTTGAAATCTATCCCATCTACAGCGATGACCTCGCCAAAGAGCTCCGCGCCGTGCTTCGGATGTACCGGACGATTGACGACGCAGGCGAGGACTGGCGCGTGTATGAAATCTGGAACGATACCGAATGCGAGGCGTACCGGGCGCATGACGACGTTTTCCAGCCCTTCGACGTGCTCACGGCGGGCGTCGCGACGTACGTTAATGGAAATACCTTCCGCCACGGGCTCGGCGCTGTGCCGTTCATCGCGTTTCCTAATAACAACCTCCGCACAGGCGACCTCGACAAAATCAAGGACCTGTGCGACGCGTACGACAAGACCTTCTCCGGCTTCGTGGACGACCTCGAGGACATTCAGGAGGTCATCCTCGTCCTCACGAACTACGGCGGGCAGGACTTGAAAGAGCTGCTCCACGACATGAAGTATTTCAAGGCCGTGCAGACCGATTCAACGGGTGACGGCGATAAATCCGGGATCTCCACATTGACCATCGACATTCCCGTGGAAGCGCGGGACAAGCTCCTCGAGCTCACGCGCAAGGCCATTTTCGACATCGGGCAAGGCGTTGACCCGCAGCAGCAGTCTATGGACCGTACGAGCGGGGAAGCGATGAAATTCATGTACTCTCTCCTCGAGCTCAAGGCCGGGCTTCTCGAAACGGAATTCCGGCTCGGCTTCGGGGGGCTCATCCGCGCCGTCTGCCGCGCGTCCGGCATGGCGGAGCCGAAGCGGATCCTCCAGACGTGGACGCGTACCGCCATCCGCAACAACGCGGAGCTCGCGTCCATGTGCCAGCAGTCCGTCGGCATCCTTTCGACAAAAACGATTTTGAAAAACCATCCCTTCGTCGAGGACGCGGAAGCGGAAATGAAGGAGCTCGACAAAGAGAAAAAGGCGGCTACAGATAACTATGACCCGTTCAAAAAGGTAAAGGACGATGACGACGCCGAATGATGAGTACTGGGCGGAACGCTTTGAGGCGCTGACCGATGAGCTGCTCGCGGGAAGCGGCAAGGCCTACGAGACGGCGGAGCGGCTTTTCCGCATGGCGGAACGAGACATTGAGGCCGACATCGCGCGGTGGTATACGCGCCTTGCGGCCAATAACGAGATCTCCTACGCCGGCGCGCGGAAACTCCTCAAAGCGGACGAGCTCAAAGAATTCAAATGGACGCTTGAGGAATACATCAAGCGCGGGAAAGAAAACGGCGTTTCCGCCGATTGGCACAAGGAGCTTGAAAACGCGTCGGCGAAATTCCACATTTCCCGCCTTGAGTCCATCCGCGTACAGATCCGGCAGCATCTCGAAGAGCTGTACGGAAACTACGCGGACGAGCTCGAAGGCGCGATGCGCCGCACGTACTCCGACGGCTACTATAAAACGGCCTACGAGCTCGAGACGGGGCTCCGTGCGGGCTTCGACGTGTCAAAGCTTGACGACGGCGCGATTGATACGCTCCTCGCGAAGCCATGGGCGGCGGACGGAAAGAATTTCTCTGACCGCATTTGGCAGGACAAGGCAAAGCTCATCGAAACGCTCCAGACGGAGCTCATCCAAGGCCTCATCCGCGGCTCGACGCAGGCCGACATCGTGAAACGCTTCGCGGCGAAGATGAAGACCTCACTCTCAAACGCCGCGCGGCTCATCGCGACAGAAGGCGCGTACTTTGCCGCCGTCGGCGAAAGGGACGGCATGAAGGCGCTGGGCGTCGAAAAATACCGCTACCTCGCCACGCTCGACAGCAAGACGAGCGAAATCTGCCGCGAGATGGACGGAAAAATCTTCACCATGGCCGGGTACAAGCCCGGCGTCACCGCGCCGCCGCTGCACGTATGGTGTCGTTCAACCACGGTTCCCTATTTCGGCGAAAAGGGCGGCCTCCGCGCGGCCAGAAACGCCGAAGGCAAGACGGAATACATCCCTGATATGGATTACCAGGACTGGAAAGCTGTCTTTGTGGATAAGACAAAGACGCTTGACGCGGTGCGACCAAAACCCGAGAAGAATGATATAATGAGGTTACCAAACTACGAAAATGCAGTCATGCCGGAAGCGAAGTTCCTGAATTATGCATTGGATCCAGAGAGACAACCTGACAAGGCGAAAGCTTTTGGGTTAGCACTGGGGTATAACCAGAGCAACTACAAAGAATTAATGGAAAACATACGGAAGCACTTGTCAGATTTTCCTGTAAAAGAGCAAGGGGAAAGCGACTATGGCAGGCACTATTCCGTTTTGATGAAGTTGATAGGCGCAAATGGTAAGGAAGCGAATGTGCGAACCGCGTGGATAATTGATAAAGGTGAAGAAGCCCCGCGGCTAACTTCGGTTTATGTTGTAGAGAGAGGGAAAACAGAATGAGGGCGAAACTGTACGACCGCGTGCGGCTGAAAGATGGGCGCGAAGGCATTGTTGTTGACATTTATGATGGAGAAAAATACGAGAAACCGGGTTATGAAATTGAGTTGTCGGATGATGATCCGCAGGGGCCCACCTTTGGATTTCCCGCGGACACCGTGGAATGCGTAATTTCTCGGAAGGGCTAAAGACAATGGCGAAAAAGGAGTAGTGCCATGAACTATGACAAAATGGACTTTGACACGTTGCTAAAAGCATACAGGGATAAGTTTGGCGAAGATATATGTTTACTGCCTACTCTGTGCGGTGATGAACCGCTTGCCATTATTCGCGAGTGTCTCAAAACTGAAAAACCATACGAACCGGAATTTGAAGGTTTGGAAGATGGAGTCATGTATTAAGCATCCCGCGGGATGCTTTTCTATTGGGGGTGGATTGTGAAAATTCTTATCGACGTAACGCCGGAGGAATTGGTTACTCTTGCGAAAAATGCGCTCCAGGGAGACGGGGCGCATTTGGACGCTGACGAGGTGATCAATCACCTCACGTCATCTTTACAAAATATTTCTGACAATACGATGAAGGATATCATCCACGATTTTTTTGGAGGAGGCAAAGCGTGGCAAGTAAAGAAAAAATCCAACAGTTTTTCGAGCTGCTGGATGGAATGGCTTTGAAAGATTGGAAGGTTCTTCGTGAGAAAGCGGATTACCTTTTCGGCGTGGCCGCCATCGAAGCGACGCTGAGCGTTTCTCCCGAGCATGCGCAAAGCTACGCGGAGCAGGTGGAGGACGAGTTGGACACGTTGAAAATTGTCCGCAAGGCAATGGCGGAAGAGGAGTTCCCTTTAGGACAGTAAATGAGAGATCGCCTGCCGGACGGTTTGATTAACGGTCGCAACTCCGGCGGCTTTCCCTGCCGCTTTTAATGCAGATTTACATTTTTCCCATGAAGTATCATTGCGGATCGCCTTAAGATAATCGTATCCGGACGGAGTCAAACTGCGTACAAAGACACTCTCGTGCTTTTTTGAATGTGGCGTCAAGGCTGATATGCCTCCGCAAATGTGTATCAGCCGCATTTCTTGCATGAGCAACAAATGCTTATACAACGTCTCCGGCTCTACGTGAAGACTATCAACGATTTCGTAAAAGAATAGATTTTTCGTGGCGGTTTCCGTGAGAAGAAGAATGTCACGAATTAGATCTAGGTCACGTTTCATCATATTCACCTCCTTTCCGTTTTGATTATAGCAAGGGGGAATTCAGCGCCTTTACGGGCGCTTTTTCATTGCCCTGAAGGGGGGTGAGACTATGTATCAGTGGCTCAAGGCGTACATCACGCAGTTTGGTAAAGATTTCCCGCTTGCCTCCGTCATCGAGAAGAATGAGTACGAAATCGTGCGCATCCTTCAGGAATGCTGTGAGGCGGGCAAGGAATACACCGCCTCGGAAACCTCCGCGGCGGAATGATTGAGTCTTTTGGGCGAGGCAGGTCACCTCGGTAAAAACCGGAAAGGATAGCAAATGGAAATCAAGGAATTATTGGAAAAACTCGGCGTCAGCGCGGACAAGCAGGAAGCGGGAGCGGCCGCTCTCCGCGAATTTCTGAACGGCGCGTATGTGCCGAAATCTCGTTTTAACGAGGTGAACGAGGAAAAGAACACCTTGAAAGCGGCGGTCGAGGGCCGCGACAAGCAGCTTGAGGCCTTGAAGAAGGCGACGGGTGACACGGACGCGCTCAAAGCACAGATTAAGCAGCTCCAGGACAAGAACAAGGCGGACGCGGAGGCGTCTGACGCGAAGTTCCGCGAGCTCCGCCTTTCCTCGGCCATCAAGCTGGCCGTCGCGCAGGACGCGCAGGACGCGGATATCGTCGCCGGGCTCATCGACAAGAGCAAAATCATCCTCGGTGAAGATGGAAAAGTCACCGGCCTTGAGGAGCAGGTGAAATCGCTCCGCGAAAGCAAGGCGTTTCTGTTCAAGCAGGCGGGAACCCCGCCCTACAATCCCCACGGCGGACAGCCGCCGACCGTGAATCCGTGGGAGGATAAAACGTTCAATCTCACGAGGCAGGGGGAAATTTTGAAAACGAACCCGGAGGAGGCGCGGAAGCTCGCCGCCGCCGCCGGGAAGCCATTTTAAGGAGGAATAAACCATGGCAGGGACCATTATTTCTGACGTTATCGTACCGGAGCTTTTCAACCCGTACGTCATTCGCCGCACGATGGAGCTCTCCGCTCTTTTCCGCAGCGGCATTATCGCCACCAACGCGGAATTCTCGCGCCTTGCGAGCGAGGCCGCACGCACGCACAATATGCCTTTCTTTGAAGACCTCTCCGGAGACGCGCAGAACGTCGTAGAAGGCGAAAAGATTGATTTCCAGAAGATTACGTCCAACAAGGACGTATCGACCACCATCATGCGCCAGCAGAAGTGGAGCGCGACCTCGCTCGCGGCGGCGCTTGCGGGAAGCGATCCGATGAAGGCCATCGCGGATCTCGTCGCGGCGTATTGGGCGCGCCAGTACCAGAAGGAGCTCATCAATCTTCTGACTGGCGTATTTGCGGCGGATACCATGGCCGATCATGTGCTTGACGTTTCCACCGGCACGGGGAAGGCCGCGTGCATCAGCGCGTCCGCCGTCATTGACGCCCTCCAGCTTCTGGGCGACGCGCAGGACCAGCTCACCGCGATCGCGATGCATTCGGCGACGAAGGCCTATCTCAAGAA